GTATTCATACTTGGCCAGAGAAACTCATGGCAGTATGTGATGTTTTCACTTGTGGCACCAAAGCAATTCCTGATGCAGCGGTGAACTATATGATGGAAGCAATGAACTGCCAAGAGATTGTCCGTGCTGATTTCATCAGACCACTGGACGAGGACCCTCACTCATATCAGGAGGGACAATAAAATAACTGGTACACTCCCTCTGGATTTTGGTCCAGAGGGTTTTATACTAAGTACATACCAAACGAACTGAACATGAACATTGAAATCAAAGGATCTCTTGCCCGCCTCCTCGCGACAGAGAACCTCTTGGTTGAGCACAAGCAAGTTCAGACTGCCTCCTTCAACGTGGAGAAGCGTGTGCTCACACTCCCTATGTGGTCTAAGGCAAGTAATACTGTATACAACCTGCTCGTCGGTCATGAGGTCGGACACGCCCTCTACACACCGAACACCGATCTTTCAGATTGTGGATGCCCTAAGTCATACATCAATGTGACTGAGGATGCTCGTATCGAGAAACTTATGAAACGTAAGTACCCTGGTCTTTCCAAAGACTTTTTCAGGGGTTACGAAGAACTTGATCAGGATGACTTCTTTTCTATCAAGGATGAAGATCTCGAACTACTCCCTCTGGTCGATCGTATCAACCTCCACTTCAAGATTGGCGCATATTCTATGATGCCATTTGCATCCTCTGAGACCCCTCTCAGAGACGCTGTGGGCGCTGCTGAAACATTTGAGGAAGCAGTTGCTGCTGCGGTTGCTATTTACGAGTACATGAAGGAAGAGCAAGAGAAGCAGGAAACTAAGATCTCTGCTCCTGTTAAACCTAATGCTACTGGTGGTGGAGATGAGTCTGAGCAACAGTCCGAGGAACGTCCTTGGTTTACTGATGATGATCCTATGGATCGTCCTGCTAAGAAGTCAGACGACGCTGACCTAGAAACACCATCCTATGAGAAAGACCAAGACGAAGATCAAGACGAAGAAGACGAAGAGGGTTTCGGCACCCAGAAGAACGATATGTACGGTGACCCGTCCATCGATGAGGTTCGCACTCAGTCTTCTTTTGATTCAAAGGCAGAAGATCTGTCTTCAACTTATGCTGGCGAGATCACTTACGCTTCCTATCCGAAGATCAACCATAAGAAAGTCGTAGTTCCTGCTCACCTTGTATGGGAAGACGCTGTATCTGACTGGGCAAACCAGTATCCAGCAGAGGATCATCCTACTGATCCGTTCACTCAGGTTGATTCTGACTTCGTTGAGTTCTGCACCAAGTCTTCTAAGGATGTAAACTACCTTGTCAAGGAGTTTGAGTGCCGTAAGTCTGCAACTGCACATGCTCGTGCCACTACATCTCGTACTGGTGTTCTTGATATGTCCAAGTTGCACACCTACAAGTACAACGAAGATCTTTTCAAGAAGGTTACTCGTACTCCTGACGGCAAGAATCACGGTCTTGTATTCCTTCTTGACTGGTCTGGTTCTATGTGTGACGAATTGTTTGACACTGTGAAGCAGGTCATCAACCTCGCTCAGTTCTGCAAGAAGGTTGGTATTCCTTTCGATGTGTATTCATTCGTCTGTGATCCTGGTATGTCTCTCTTGAATGGTGATCAACCAGGTGAGATCACTCCTGTGTCTAGCAACAAGGAAGGTGAACTCTGGATTGACAATCGTTTCAAACTTGTCAACCTTCTTACCAGCACTGTGAACCAGAAGGTATTCAATCAGCACTGCAAGTATCTCTACCGTGTTGCTTACTACTACGGTAATCGCAGGTCTTTCTGCTTCACACCTCGTCCTCCTAGGTTCATGGGTCTTGGTGGTACTCCTCTGAATGATGCACTGATTGTCATGGAGTCATTCCTTGGTAAGTGGAAGTCACAGAACAATGTTGAGAAGTGTCACCTACTTATCTTGACTGATGGTGAGTCACAGTCCATGGCAACTGGTCGTACTTCTAGGTACGAAGATGACGCCAGAGTCTATCCTTCTTACCACAGTCCTAACGTTGTCATCCGTCGTCAGGGTCGTTACTTCCCTGCTATCACAGATAGTCAGTCTGAGGCAACTAACCAACTCATCAAGAACCTCAGGGAGGTATACCCTGAGAGCAACATCCTTGGATTCAGAATCTGTAAGGGTCGTGCCTTGGAGCAGTACATGAGGTATCACCTCGGCGTTAGGTACGAAGATCGTGAGAAGGTTACTAAGCAGTTCAGGAAGAGAAAGTCTGCTGTGATCAAGGGTACTTCTTACAGTGAACTCTATGTGATCGCTGGTGGTGCTTCTGAGGACACAGAGATGACTGTTGTGGAGAACGCAACCAAGTCTCAGATCAAGTCTGCATTCGTTAAGTCCTTGAAGTCCAAGGGCATCAACAGGATCATGCTTTCATCCTTTGTGGGACAGATCGCATAGTGTCCACTACCCCCTTACAGGGGGTTTTTTTCTTGGTATCATTATTACATAACAAACAAACAAACAAACATGACCTTCGCTCCTCATCCTGTCACCACTGAACAAATCGTTGAATTTCTCTCTGGCGCTCATGGAGAACAGGTCGGTAACGCTCAACTTCTCACCGCCGCTGATCACTTCGGTTGCAGCATGGCGACTGTGAAGAAGCGTCTGAAAGATTACAAAGCAGGTATTGGCAAGTGGAACCTGACTGTTGCTGAAAAACTCGAACAGACTTTCCAGACCATGACTGCTGTCAAGAACCTTGTACCTTCTAAGGACTCCAAGTATGTACCCTTTGGCAACTTTGCAGATGTTAAGAGGATTGTTAAGTCCAAACTCTTCTACCCTATCTTTATTACTGGACTTTCTGGAAACGGCAAAACGTTCGGAGTCGAGCAAGCATGTGCTCAACTGAACCGTGAACTTATTCGTGTAAACATTACTGTTGAAACTGATGAAGACGATCTTATTGGTGGGTTTCGCCTTGTGGATGGGAACACTGTTTGGCATAACGGACCTGTCCTTGAAGCGATCCAGAGGGGAGCAGTCCTGCTACTCGACGAAATTGACCTTGCTTCTAACAAAATCCTCTGCCTCCAATCCATTCTTGAAGGCAACGGTGTGTTCTTGAAGAAGACTGGTCAGCAGGTCAACCCTGCACCTGGTTTCACTGTGATTGCTACTGCAAACACCAAGGGTAAGGGTTCTGAGGACGGTCGTTTCGTCGGCACCAACGTTCTCAACGAAGCATTCTTGGAGCGTTTCCCTCTCACCTTCGAGCAGGACTATCCTTCTCTTGCCACTGAGGCGAAGATGCTCAACAACTACTGCTCTGAACTCAACTGCTGTGATGAGGAGTACATCCAGAACCTCTGCACCTGGGCAGAGATCATCCGTAAGACTTTCAAGGATGGTGGTGTTGACGAAGTGATCTCTACTCGTCGTCTTGTCCACATCATTCGTGCGTTCGCTATCTTCAACGACCGTGTGAAGGCAATCAAACTCTGCCTCAACCGTTTCGATGATGAAACCAAGGAGTCTTTCCTTGAACTGTACAGCAAGATTGATGCTAAGATTGAACTTGATGAGTCCGAATTGCTGAAAGACTGATGCTGTATCGCACAAAGATCCTTGATGGGGAGGGCATTCAACATGCCCTCTCTTATGGTCGTCCTGGTCAAAATAAAGTAGAGACCTGGAACAAACAATGCTCTGAGATTAAAGGGTGGGGAATGGACTACGGTGCATTCTATGCTGAGTGGTTAGACCAAGAGATTGACAAGTCTGACCATGAAGCAATTACCCTTTCCAATGCTAGAACAGGGTTTACATATAAAGAATACTCTAAACTTGATAGTTATGATTGGCATTCTGATGAGGTTACAAGCAGTGACGGTCTACGATTGGATGTATCTACTACTCTATTCTTGTCTGAACCAGATGAATATGAGGGTGGCGAACTAGACTTGCGTTTTGGCGACTTTTGTATTAGTATTAAGTTGCCAGCGGGTTATGCCTGCATGTATCCCACGGGTGTCATTCACAGAGTCAAACCTGTACGCTCTGGCATCCGTAAGGTGATCCACTGGTGGGATCAGTCCAATGTTCAGAACCCATTCGTCCGTGATTCAATCATCAATCTGTCGGGTGGAACTAACACTGATCTCTATACGTCGCAACTAGAACGGTTCTGTTGATTATGAACAAATACAATGAAGAGGAGACCATTTCGGAACTCCGAGAATATATTATCTCCACATACAACCAGCACTATTCTGCTGGTCCAGACAGCATTCAGACTCTTGATCTGATTGATGCATGTGGTGATGGTGAAGCGTTCTGTCGTAGCAACATCTTGAAGTATGCATCTCGCTACGATCGGAAAGGAACTGCACGTCGTGATATCATGAAGGTGCTACACTATGCCGTGTTGTTGATGCACTTCAACAACAAATCCAATACTATTGAAGAATACCCTAATCGATGACTTGTATGAAAATCACTGAAAATGAGAACGAAGTTCTGAACATTTTCAAGAACATTAACCCTAGTATCCTGTTCAAACCAGGCAAACGGGTGTCTACTATCTCCAATAACAAGAACATCATGGGTGTTGTTGAATTTGGTAAGTTGGATATGCCTGTCAAGGCACCTATCTATGACCTGTATGTGTTCTTGAACACAATGTCTATCGTGTCTGGCGGTGAACCTGATCGTACTGACATTGATTTCCAAGAGAACCTGGTTAACATCAGGTCTGGACGTAGTAAGATGAAGTATTACTATGCCAACGAGAGCATGATCACTGCTCCACCTGACAACATCGCCAACCTGGGCGAACCTATTCAGCGTGTGACCATTGACTATGCTGACTTCACCAAGATGTTTGCTGCTGCTCAGACGTATAGTCTGCCTGACATCTGCTTCACTGCACATGAAGGTAAACTGAATGCCATCGTGACTGACAAACGCAACTCTGCTAGCAATGTCTTCACTGTTGACCTTGGTGAATCTGAGAAAGAGTTCTGCTTCTGTGTCAAGACTGAGAATCTTCGCATCGTGAACAGCAGTGGTCGTGTGTCGAATGTTGTAGCATCATACGATGTGTCGCTTTATTCTCAGAAGGTTGCTAAACTGACAGCAAACATCAAGAAAGGTGCAGAAGATGACGTTCGTTCACTTGACTTGTTTGTTGCCTTGGAACCTGATTCTGAATACTAATGAACATCTTTGTCACCAGTCCTGATCCTTGGGAGTGCGCTCGTGTGCTCCCCGACAAACACATCGTAAAGATGCCCTTGGAGACATGTCAAATGCTTTCCATTGTTGCATCCGAGAAGTGGGGTCATGGGTTCGGTGACATTTTGCGTGCTGATGGTAAACCTTACAGCACAGAGAAGGGTGCCTTTCGCAACCACCCCTGCACTGTGTGGGCAAACTCTTTTGTCAACAACTGGCAGTGGTTACTTGCTCATGGTTTTGC